TACAGCTGTATTTATCGGCGTATAGAGCAAGCTAACCAATATCGTAAAGGCTGGGATAGTGTCAGTGCCATAGATATTGATATAGCCGTGAAAAAGGTGGAATCAGGCCAAACAAAACTGTTATCCGAAACTGCTCGAAAACTAAAAGAAGGAAAACAATAGTATGTCAATCATCGCCGCATTAGGTATTGCACAGGCTGTAGGGCTTACAGACTGGGTTAAAGGTAAATTAGAAAGGAGTGATTCAAGCGCTGCCAAAGTTGCTAGCAAGGTGCTTGATTTTGCCGCAAGTAAAACAGGGGAAAGTGATCCTAAAAAAATAGAAGCAGCACTAAGCTCCAACCCCGAATTAGCTGCTCAATTAAAGCAAACCTTAATGGCCAATGAGCATGAGCTTGATATGGCACCGTACCTTGATCGACAAGATGCCAGAGCTATGCATAACAAACACCCCGAACAAGCCGACAAAATAGCTGACGGTATTATGAAATACAACCTGCCTTATATTTTTGTTTTGCTTGTTGCCAATGTACTGGCCATGTTTTTCCTCAAAGACTACAGCGCCATTTTAGCCATTGTTTCAAACCTACTGGGTATGACTATTAAGTCGCTTTTTGATGAGCGTAATTGTGTAACGGGTTTTTACTTTGGTTCAAGCATGGGCAGTAAAAACAAAGATGTAAATCAGGTTAAGGGAGCTGTTAAGCATGACTGATACAGTAGATAGAGCGTGTGAACTTGAGCAAAAGCAACGCGAGCAGGCGCTGGCTGCTGCTAAGCAGCCAGTAGAGCAGCCAAATGAATTAGAAGGCCATCGTTATTGTCTTGATTGTGATATTGAATTAAGCGTAAAGCGCTTAGTTGCTAACCCAAATGCCGTTCGTTGTGTTGATTGCCAAACATTACATGAACACCAACAAAAACAGTTTAGAGGGCGTTATTAATGCTGGCTTGGTTTTTAGAATATTGGAAATTACTGGCTTTAGTGATCAACGGGGTTTTCATTGTTGGCGTATGGGCTATGAGTAAAACTTTTGCCAAAAAAGATGCCGTTAATGAAAGTTTAACCAACTTGGATAAGCGTATTGATTTACTTGATGCCGCAATAGAAAGCCTGCCAGATAAAGATTTAACACACAAGTTAGAGTTACGCATAGAGCAGCTTAGTGGCGATATTAAGCGTATAGAGCCCAGCCTTGTGTCAGTTAAAACCCTGTCAGATATGTTGTTAGAAAATGAGCTTAAAGGTAAAGGATAAAGGAAAAGAGCAATGGCGATAAATAAAGTAATGAGTGAACACCAGCGGTTATCTATTTTATTAGCTTTAGCAGCAATGAATGGCTATCAAACCAACGACTCTATGTTGCAAAGCGCCTGTGCTGCTTATGGCCACACCATGAGTAGTGATAAAGTTTTAGGTCACTTAGCTTGGCTATCTGAACAAAGCTTAGTTTCACTAGAAACCAATGGTAATTACACCATGGCAACGCTCACTAGCCGTGGCCAAGATGTTTCGGAAGGTGTTGCAACCTGTCCAGGTGTTAAAAAGCCACGCGCCAAGTAAGGGGCTAAGTAATGTCAGCTAATAAGGAACGTAAAACGCGCGGTAAACCGTCAAAGGTACATCAGCTGCCCGACAACATCAAAGCCAAACTTGATGAATTATTACGTGAAGGCAAGCTTACCCAGTCTACTATATTAGACAAGGTAAATAGGCTTATTGAAGAGGCTGGGCTTGATGATTCAGACAAACTTAGCAAGTCAGGTATTAATCGCTACTCAACCAATATGCAAACCGTAGGGCAACGAATTGCCGAGGCGAGAGCTGTTTCAGAGCAATGGGTCGCAAAGCTAGGTGATAAGCCCAGTGGTGATGTCAGTAAAATACTCATTGAAATGGTTCGAACTATTGCCTTTGATAGTGTGTTAGATGCTTCAAACTCAGCCGAACCTGTACACCCTAAGTTCATTAAAGACCTTGCTATAGGTATTGAGAAACTTGAAAAAGCGGCTACGGAATCAACCAAGCGTGAAAAAGAAATACGTAAAGCGTTTGCAGAAGAAGCGGCGGCACTGGTGGAAGGTGCAGCGCAACAAGCAGGATTAACCAGCGATGGTGCTGATGCTATAAAGCGTGAAATTTTAGGAATTGCTTAATGCCAACTGATACGCCTGAACTAAGTCCTTTTGATGAAAATGAATTGTTACTCGGTTATCAAAAACGTTGGATAGCTGATGATTCCCCGTTAAAAATTGCTGAAAAGTCTCGTCGTACAGGTTTAACCTGGGCAGAGGCTGCAGATGCCGTTTTATGTGCTAGTAAAGCTAAAAGTGCTCATGGTACCAACCATTTTTATGTTGGCTCCAATAAAGAAATGGCGAGAGAGTTTATTGATGCGGCTGCCATGTGGGCAAAAGCCTTTGATAAAGCGGCAGGCGATATTCAAGAAGAAATTTTTATTGATGCAGGGCAAGACGGTAAAGAAATTTTAACTTTTGCTATTCACTTTGCCAGTGGTTTTAAAATTCAAGCGTTAAGTTCTAACCCGTCAAACCTTCGTGGTATGCAAGGTAATGTCACCATTGATGAGGCGGCGTTTCATGATCGTTTAGCCGAAGTACTCAAAGCCGCTTTGGCATTAACCATGTGGGGCGCGAAGGTACGTTTAATCTCAACCCACAACGGCACTGACAACTTATTTAATAACATTATTCAAGACAGTCGAGCGGGTAAAAAACGTTATTCTGTGCATCGTATTACCTTAGATGATGCCTGTACTGAAGGCTTATATAAGCGTATTTGCCAAATAAAAGGTGATACCTGGTCAGAAGAAAATGAGCAAGCTTGGAAAGATGGTTTGCTTAATGACACGGCCACTGAAGAAGATGCTCTAGAAGAGTACTTTTGTGTGCCTAAGCAGGGTGGTGGTGTTTATATCAAACGTGTTTTGGTTGATGCAGCCATGAAAGCAGATATTCCTATTTTACGTTTTACAGCAGATAAAGACTTTTTATCCTGGTCTGCTCGTCATAAACAAATGCAAATTAAAGAATGGTTTGAAGCATTAAACCCGCATTTAACTGCGCTTAAAAAAGATTTAAATCATGCTTTTGGGGAAGATTTTGCCCGTAAGGGAGATTTATCGGTATTTGTACCGCTGCAAATTAATAAAGACTTAACCAAACGCGTGCCGTTCTTACTTGAAATGAGCAACCTCACTTACGATGCACAAAAAGAGCTATTGTTTTTTATTTGTGATCGCTTGCCCCGTTTACAAGGTTTAGCCTTTGATGCCACGGGTAATGGTGGTTACTTGGCTGAAGCCGCTGCCGAGCATTATGGAACTGAAATGGTTGAACAAGTGATGCTTACCGATAAATGGTACATGGAATGGATGCCAAAACTTAAAGCAGAATTTGAAGACTTCAATATAGAAATTCCTCGTCACCAAGATGTACAAGATGATCTTAACCAAATTCAAACCGTGCGTGGCATTCCCAAGATAGACAAAGGCAGTACCAAGGGCAGTGATGGCCGTCAACGCCATGGGGATACTGCAGTAGGTTTTGCTATGGCCATTCGTGCTAGCTGGATGGATGGCGGTGTTATTGAGTTTACTCAACTTGCACAAAAGGCGGGTACTTGGCACCAAAAAGAAAAAACCTCAAAAGATTATATGCGCCCTGATCATAGTGGCGACTTACTACAGAATTATGACCAAGGAGCCTATTAACTATGGCTACACAAGCAGCTAACCCAATCCAAACTGATAGTAAAGGCAATAAGTTCCGCATTAAATATTTAAAGAAGCAGCAAACGGATGATGCCAAGCTTGGCCATTTGCGTACTCATTTTAGTGATCACCCAAGCCGAGCATTAACGCCACAAAAACTAGCCGATATTTTAATTGGTGCAGAGCAGGGTAATATTATTGCCCAATGCGAACTAGCCGAAGATATGGAAGAAAAAGACGGCCACGTATTTGCTGAATTGCAAAAGCGCCGCCGTGCGCTATTAGGCGTTGATTGGAAAATAGTGCCGCCACGTAATGCCAGTGCAGCTGAGATAAAAGATACTGAAATGCTGCAAGAGCATTTTGAAGACATGACCTTTTTAGATGATGTTATTTTTGATGCCTCAGATGCGATATTAAAAGGTTTTTCTAATCAAGAGATCACTTGGCAGCAACTGGGTGCAGGTACCAGTAAAATATGGTTGCCACAGCAAGTTGAATTTAAAGATCCGAGCTGGTTTATGACACATCCAGCATTAGAGCCTGGACAAAACCGTAATGAACTGCGCTTACGTGATAACAGTGTAAACGGTGAAGCACTACAACCTTTTGGTTGGATAAGCCACACCCATAAAACTAAATCAGGTTATTTAGCGCGTTCTGGTTTAGCGCGTGTTTTAGCTTGGCCCTACTTATTTAAAAATTATAGTGTGCGCGATTTGGCTGAATTTTTAGAGATTTATGGCTTACCGCTTCGTTTGGGTAAATACCCTACAGGAGCAAGTCAGGAAGAGAAAAACACCTTGCTTAATGCGGTAATGAGTATTGGTCATAATGCGGGTGGTATTATCCCCAAAGGTATGGAAATAGACTTTCAAGAAACAGCCAAAGGCACGCAACAACCTTTTGAATATATGGTTGGTTTGATGGAAAAAACCATCTCTAAAGCCATTCTTGGCGGTACACTTACCAGCCAAGCAGATGGTAAAAGCTCAACTAATGCTTTAGGTAATGTGCATAATGAAGTTCGCCAAGAGCTACGCGATAGTGACTTAAAGCAAATAGCAAACACCATTACTCGTGACCTTGTTTTTCCGCAGTACTATTTAAATGGTAAAAGTTTTCAGCATCCAAGCCGTTCTCCACGCTTTGAATTTGATATTACTGAAGCTGAAGATTTGAAAACCTTTTCTGATTCACTACCTAACTTAGTTGATATTGGCTTTAAAATTCCACTTAACTGGGCGCAAGACAAACTGCAAATACCTGAACCTCAAGAAAATGAAGCTGTATTAGCGCGAGCAGCTGCTACATCAAAAGAAGAGCAAACTGCCAAGTCAGAGCAAGAAGTAAAACTTAAAGCTATTCGTAAGATTACAGCCTTAAAGTTAAAACAAGAAAAAGCAAAGTCAGTTAACGCTAAAGATGAGGTAGATGATTTCAGTGCTCAACTCGCTAACGAAATGTCACCCGTTCTTGAGCAATTCACCAATGAAGTGCAGCAGCTGGTGGAGCAAGCGGATTCATTAGAAACATTACAAACCTTGTTAACTGACATTGATTTATCAGTAGATGAAGCCAGTGAGGTGATGCAGCAAGCATTCATTGTTGCAGAGCTTAGTGGCCGTTTTGATGTTAATAAAGAATCAGGCGAAGGTGAATAATGACAGTTCGCTATGGCTCTTTACCTTTTAAAGAGGCGATGAGCTTCTTTAAAAACAAGTTAAATATGCCCTCAGAGCGTTGGGCAGATATTTGGCGTGACGGTCATAACTCAGGCTTTATGGTGGCAGGCGCACTTAAAAATGACTTGCTTAATGATTTTCGCAGGGCAGTTGATAGTGCCATAGCTGAAGGTAAAAGCATTGGCTGGTTTCAAAAAGAGTTTAACACCATTGTAGCCAAACACGGTTGGAGCCATACGGGTGAAGCAAACTGGCGCTCAAAAGTGATTTACGACACTAACATGAGGCAAAGTTATAACGCTGGCCGTTATGAGCAATTACAGCACTTTGACTTTTGGGAGTATCAACATGGTGACAGCTTACACCCAAGACCCATGCATTTATCCTGGCATGGCACAGTGTTACCCAAAGAGCATGGCTTTTGGCAAACGCATTTCCCTCAAAACGGTTGGGGCTGTAAATGTAAAGTACGGGGCAGAACGGCGAAACAACTTGAGCGCCAAGGTAAAAAGGTAAAGTTACCACCCAAAGCAGAAATAATTGAGTGGACGGATAAAGCCACAGGTGAAATACATATAATCCCTAAAGGTATTGACCCTGGCTTTGACTATGCCCCTAAAAAGGTAGCGGTAGCACAGCAGCAAAAAAAGCTTAGCACTGAAAAAGCAGCGCCTTTTATATCGCCACAGCGTATAGCTCCTAGTGCTTTTAGTACCGTGAAAGGGGCTGATGTTCATAGCTTAAATGCTAAGTTAGCTGAATTTAAAACAGCTAAACCTCAGTTTGATTTACTGAGCCAGTTTTTAGCTAAGCATGAGATTAAAACTCTATTTGTTAAAGCCAGTGAAATGGTGCCCCGTGGCAAAGCATCAAGAAAAATTAATGATGCTGTTATGGCCTATTTACCTGATGCAGTTAAAAAATATGGTCATAATAACTATACTTATCGTGCAAAACGAAACGCTATGCCTAACGGTTGGACGGCAGCAGAGCTTAACCACATAACGGTAAAGCTTGAAAGCCATGCTAATTTTAATAAGGTTAATGTTAGTGAACTGATTAACGCGGTTGAGCTTGCTATACTGCAAGGTAAGGATAATATTCCGCGTACTTTGTCTGCAATCATTAGGCATTGGGGAGATAGCGGTAACCATGGTGGTGCAATTATTACTTGGTTGCATGAGCTTGGCCACCAAGTACACTTTAAGGCGGGTAGCCCAATACAGCCTTTTAACCGTGCTATTAGTTTAACTCGCTACGGCAGTGATATAGATGTTGAGTGGCATGCTGAGCACTTTGCTGCTTGGGTGCTTAATCGTGAAGCCTTAGCTCGATGGAATAATGATATAGCTATGTATTTTGATAATTTAATGAAAAAGGCGTTAATATGAATTCGCTTGAAAAAATGCTACAAAAAGCAAAACAAGATCCCATCGACCATAGCGCACCCTTGCCGTTAGTAGATAAAGCATTTGATGTTATTAATAACGATGATTTAACTTTTACTGAAAAGAAAATAAAAATTGATGTTCTAGAGCAGCAGGCCAGTGGCTATGAGTTAACTTGTTTTAGTGACGTGCATGAGGCACTACTAGTTAACGCAAGCATGGCAGAGTTATCAGCATTAGATGAAGCTGAACAAGATTAATGGCAGGCTCGTTTGTTAGTGTTGATATTCGTGGTCAAAAGCAAGTAGCCCAAGCGTTAAATCGCTTGTTAAAGCAGGGGGGGGATCTTGAACCAGCCTTCCGAGACATTGGTGAATACTTATTAGAATCAACCCAGCAGCGCTTTATTGACCAACAAGCTCCAGACGGTGAGCCGTGGGAACCACTTTCACCACAAACACTGAAAAACAAAAAGCGTCAAGACAGAGTATTAACTGAAACAGGTACGCTTGCCGATACCTTGAATTATCAACTAGGTAATAATCAACTAATGCTTGGCTCTAATCTTGAGTATGCAGCAACTCATCAATTTGGTCGTGAAGCTGATGGTATACCCGCACGACCTTTTTTAGGGGTAGCCCCATTTGAACAAGCTGAAATACTCTATATTCTCCGTGATCATTTAGCAGATGGTATTTAATCATAATTCAATGATTTACCTCAAAGCCCTGTAAGCTATTTTCTCGCCTTAAATTGTGAATCTGGTATATTGCCCCAAGAAATTCAAATAAATTCAACAGTGAAGTTTTTAAACGGGTGTTAAATGGGTATGGAAGTGGTAAAAGGTAATAGGGAGTTCGACTATAAAAAGTTGGTCGTTAATATGCTATGGTTTGTAGTAATCATTTTTTTGTTAGCAATAAGTATTTATATCGATAGGTTTGGTTTTTTCTTTCCACTTGAGACACTCGGAACGCTTGAGCAGTTTGGCTCATTTGGTGACTTTGTTGGTGGGATGATGAATCCTTTGTTGCAATTTATTGTAATAGCTATGTTGTTTTGGAGTATTCAAATTCAACAAAGAGAATTAGCTCTGACTAACGAGACATTACAGGCAACCAGAGAAGAGATTAAAGAAAGTCGTGAAGCTACACAGGCAAGTGCTGCAGCATTACAGGCTCAGGCTAAATTTCAACGCACTCAATTAGAACTAACTGCTATTGAAGGTGTTTTAAGTAAGTTGTTACTTGATTTAGAAGATAATAGTAAGAGAGGCCGGTTTGCTATAGGTTTGATAAATGAGGAGTCATTGTTTGATCTAAATATTAATGAAATAGTTTTACATATTAATAAAAAAGGATATAGGGCTATATGTGAAGCAACATCTTACAACGATGATGAGGAAAACCAACAAATATTATTTAGGGTTCATGATCTTTTGGCGGAACTTCAAGGTTTATTGTTGAAATACGTACAAGAAGATGGCTCTCAATACGTTGTAGAACATTGGTTGAAAAATATATTTCCTTATCTGGTGTTTTTAAATAAATATGCCATTGTTGCTCCGTATTCTTGTGTTAATGAGCATGATAAAATTCTTGATGCTATGATTGATTTTTTTGCCTGTAGGGGCGTTGATTTTGGTTTTATTAAAGATAAATATTCAATGCGCTCACTTTTATATTCTGAGTTCTGTAACTAGTATACTGCCAGAAGAAATCTAAATAAATTCAACAGTGAAGTTTTTAAACGGGTGTTAAATGGGTATGGAAGAAGTTGAAAAGAGCGTTAAAGATGATGAAACAGAATATAGTAATAAACCTTGGGATATTATTGTTTATTTTGCTTTAGTTGCTGTAACTCTTATTGGGGCTTTAGAGCTTTACAATTTTTTTAATTTTTTCCCTGGAAGTGAACATAGCCATGAGGCGTGGGGAACAACGGGAGATTTTTTTGGAGGTACATTAAACCCTCTGTTGCAGTTTGTTGTGATTGCGATGTTGTTTTTGAGCATTCATATTCAAAAGAATGAATTGAAGATTTCTAACGCCACCTTACGTGCTACTCAAGCTGATCTAGCAGAAACTCAAAAAACAAGCGTGAAACAAGCTGAAGAATTAGAGAAGCAAACTGAAATCCTAAAGCAACAACAACAAGATAATTTAGAACAAATTAAAGTTGCTCAAGAAATCTCAATATTAGACAAGCAAAAAGAAGTTCTAGAGAAACTTCTTTACAAACCAATCTCTCACTGGAGAGAAGAAAAAACTACTATTAATATGGTAATAAATGACCCTACATTAATTAAAGATGACTTTTTTTTAGGATCAGAGGAAACTAGCTATCAGAGAAAGATCTCGGCAAACATATCAGTGGTTTTACATCGCTTATCTATGAGTTTATGCGCATTGTTAGAATGCAAAAATATACCAGTTACTACAGCTACTATTGAAACAGAGTGGCTTATCGGTAATTTATATAAATTGAATAAAACCAATGTAGTAGGTAACAAAGTGTTGGTTGAAATTAAAAATGACCTCTATAACAAAGTACATGGTTCAACATTAGATATTAAAAATAAAGAGTTATTAGAAGATATCATGAGCGTTCTAACTTAAATTTAAGCATTAACCCCCCTGAATCTCAGTAATTAACTTCATAACGCCATACTGGCGTTATGAAAACATTCCCAAGCAAAAAATCACTCAGCCGAAACCTTGGCTTAGCCATTCTGACAAAACAAGTGCCAGCCAATGTTGCGGTACTTACCTTTGCTGATAGTGCAATTGAGCCAAGCGCAAGCAATCGTGTGCAAATTTTACCTGATGGCTATTTCACCCCAACTGACAATAGAGATATTGATGTTGAGGGCGGCAAATGGCTAATGGATGCTCAAGCATTCACCTCATTAACTGCAAACCTAAACCAACGTAAAAATGACTTGATGTTTGATTACGAACATCAAACCCTTTATACCGAAGAGAACGGACAGCCAGCTCCTGCTGCAGGATGGTTTAAAAAATTAGACTATGTGCCTGGTGAAGGTTTATTTGCTGTAGATGTTGACTGGACAAAAACAGCCGCCAAACACATTAATGATAAAGAATATCGTTATACCTCAGCGGTATTTTCATATGACCTTAAAACAGGTCGTCCCCTTGAGTTAATGCATGTTGCTTTAACCAATGACCCCGCGCTTGATGGCATGAAAGCTATTGCTGCCTTAAAGAGTGCCCTAAAAACAAAGAATCACTTAACTGGCCACGCTGCCACCCCAACCGGAGAAATCCCCATGAATGAAGCATTAAAACTCATGCTTGATTTGCTTGGTATTGCGCATACCGACGACGAACTGTCGAATACTGCTGCTTTAACTGCAATTCAAGATAAAGCCAAGGTGGCTATAGCTGCGCTTAAAAGCAAAGCAGATAAAGCTGGCCAACTTGAAAAAGATTTAAATACCGCACAAACCTCGGTTACTGCACTTAAAGCACAAGCCACTGCAGCAGGGAGCAATGTTGATTTAAGTAAATTTGTACCTAAAGCAACTTACGATGCTGCTATTAACCAAGTAGCTACTTTAAAAGCCAAGGGTGATAACAACTCGGTTGAGCAGTTACTAAAAGACAATAGCGATAAGGTGTTTGAGTCTGAAATTGACTACTTAACTGATTTTGGTAAGCAACAAGGTTTTGCTGCACTTAAAGCCATGGTTGATGCACGCCCAGCAATTGCGGCATTAAAAACCACTCAAACTAAAGGCAAAGAAAAGCCTGATAACACTATCACAGGCACAGCTGCATTGACCGCTGAGCAAAAATATACCGCTGATCAACTTGGCCTTAGCCATAAAGATTATTTAGCGCAACTTAACAAGACCAATACCTAAAAGGAACGTAAATAATGGCTATTATTACCCCAGCGTTAATCGCCTCGCTTTTTACTGGCTATCAAGCCAATTTTGAAGCGGGCAAATCAGAAGCCCAACCGCAATTTAGCAAAATTGCCTCTGTTATTAAGTCAACCACAGCATCAAATACTTACGGTTGGTTAGGTAAATTCCCTAGCTTAAAGGCTTGGGTTGGCGATAGAGATATTCAGTCGATGCAAGCCCATGGTTACACCATAGTGAATGAAGATTATGAGTCAACTGTTGGTGTTGATCGTAACGACATTGAAGATGATAACTTAGGTATTTATGCGCCTATTTTTAAAGAAATGGGTAATGCCGCTGCTATTCATCCTGATGAGATGTGCTTTCCCTTATTAAATGCAGGTTTTACGACTGCTTGTTACGATGGTCAGTTCTTCTTTGATACCGACCATCCCGTTAACCCTAAAGCTGATGGCTCAGGTGTTGATGTGTCGATGGCCAATATGGTTGATGACGGTGTTGGTTATACAGGCGAACCATGGTTCTTACTTGATACCAGTAAAGCTATTAAACCAATTATTTTCCAGGAACGTAAAAAACCTGCACTTATTGCCATGACAAAAACCGATGATGAAGCGGTTTTTATGAGTAAGCAATTTCGTTATGGCGTGGATTGTCGTGATAAGGCGGGTTATGGATTTTGGCAAATGGCCTTTGCTAATAAGCGCGAGTTAACCGCTGATAACTTGTGGGATAGCATCGCTAAGATGCGTGCCTTTACTGCCGATGGTGGTCGTAAATTAGCCATTAAGCCAACCTTATTAGTTGTGCCACCAAGCTTAGAGAAAGTTGCACGTCGTTTACTTGAGCGTGAGTTAGACGCTAATAGCTCTAATGAGTTAAAAGGTCGCTTAGAAATACTAGTAGCTGATTACCTATAGTTCTTCCCTTTGGTTAGTTCTGTTTGGACAAAGGCAGAACTAACCTTTTTTATTCATAAATTTAAAGAGTAAATATTATGTCTGATCTTGTAAAAGTAAATGTTAAATCGCTAAAGCCTGATGGTTATCGTCGTGCGGGTGTAGCTTTAAAACAAGGTGAAAATGAAATTGAAGTAACCCCTGAGCAATTTAAGCAAATGGATGCAGATGCCAATTTAATTGTTGAAGCTGTGGACTTAGATGCTGCAGAGCAAAAAGTCACTAAAAAAGCTCCTGCTAAACAGGCAGCTAAGTAGGTATGTATTGCACTAAACAAGATTTAATAGACAGGTTTGGTCAAGACGAGTTAGTTGATTTAACTGATCGTGTTAATGCTGATGTTATTGATGACTCCGTACTTGGCCAAGCTATAGCTGACGCTGGTGCTGAAATGGACGGTTACTTAGGTGGCCGTTATCAATTACCACTGGCAACAGTGCCGCCAGTACTTAAAGCGCTTTGTTGCAATATTGCTCGTTACAAGTTGTATGACGAACAAGCTAGCGAGCAAGTAATCAAACGTTACGACAGTGCTATTAAATTCTTATTTAGTGTGTCTAAAGGTGAAATTAGTTTAGGTGTTGATGGCACAGGAGCAAAGGCGACCAGTACGGATTTAGCAGACATACAAAGTGCTGGCAGTGTCTTTGCTCGCAGCAAGTCAACTGGGTTTATCTAAGGAGTAGCTAATGATTGACGCTGTTATCGCTAAATTATCAGCTGCTCAGTTAAATGGTAAACCGCTATTTAACAAGGTTGAAGAGGCTATTGATTTAAGTAGCTCAATGAAAGGTAGGCTTAAACCATCGCCCGTTGCTTTTATTGTTGAAATTAGTCGTCGCCCTGGTAACAACGCTCGTGATATGGGCATTGCACAGCAAGAAGTCACTACCACTATTGGCGTGGTTATTGGGATTAGCAAAACCAATGATCCACAAGGCGCTAAAGCAAAAACAGCGGTAGCGCCTATTTTAAGTGAAACAAGAAAAGCCTTATTTGGCTTTAGCCCAACAAGTGAACATTCAGCCTTATTACTAGCAGCTGCAGACACAGTTGGCGTAACTGAACACGCCCTTTGGCAGTTAGAGCGATTTACCACAACACATTTTGAAGAGGCAAGCCAATGAGCAAATCCATTGAATTAAACAAGCGCCAAGGCGGTAGTTACAGCAAAGACCCTACAACAGGTGAAACCAAATTAGTTCAACAAACTAAGCATCAAGAAATAACGGGCTTTGAGCAACAAGCAGAACAAGTTGGTAAAGCAAAAGTATCGGATAAAGCTAAAAAATCCGTGGCGAAATAAGGAGCCTAACAATGAGATTTAGTGAAAAATTACTCTTAGCAAAAATTGAAGCTACCTATGGTGTTGATGCTTCACCTAGCGCTGTAAATGCTATTTTAGCAAAAGATGTTGAGCTAACCCCTTTGGAGGCAGAAGCCCTAGAGCGCGGTTTAGTTAAGCCATACCTTGGTGCTGACGAATCTATTATCAGCGGTGAGCATGTACTCATTAGTTTTAAAGTTGAATATCAAGGTAGTGGTACTGCCGGAACGGCGCCCGCTTGGGGGCCACTAATGCGTAGTTGTGGTTTTGCTGAAACTATTACCGCACTTACCTCGGTTGAATATGATTTAGCGGCCAGCAATTATGAAAGTGCCACTATGTATTTCAACATGGGGAAAAACCTACATGCAATGAAAGGTGCCCGGGGCAATGTAAAACTGAGCTTTGAAAAAGGTATCTCTTATTTAGAGTTTAACTTTATTGGTCTTTGGGTAGACCCAACTGAAGTTGCCCCAGTAACGCCTGATTGGTCGGCTTGGCAAAAACCAACCCCCGTTGGTGCTGGGCGAACATCAGGTTTTAGCATTAATGGTTTTGCTGCTAAGCCTTACAAGTTATCGGTTGATGTAGGTCAAGACGTAAAGTTTATTGAAACGCTAACAACTCAAAGCGTCGATATTAATGAGCGTAAGGCGAGTGGCTCAGTCAGTATTGAAGCCCCTGATTTATCGGTTAAAGACTTCTTTAGTGATGCTAAAAACTCAATGACAGGTGCATTAACTATTCAACACGGTCAAGTACCAGGACTGATTTGCAAACTTGATTGTCCGAAAGTGCAAGTAACTTCCCCAAAATACGGTGATAACGAAGGAACAGCTTCACTTGATATGGATTTGATCTTAATTCCAACTGCTGCAGGTAATGACGAAATCAAGTTCACTCTAGAGTAAAACGCTACGTCAACTAAGGATAGCGCGTTAAGTAAGGATGCTCTTTTATTAATTAAAGCCAATTTAAAGAGACTTTAACCCATGTTTAAACTAAAAAAAGAAAATGTTGTTTGGTGGCCTGTAACCATTAGTGAGCCAACAGATAATGGCGAAGTGATTGAACATAAATGTCATATGTTATTTGAGCTTGTTACTCAAAATCAATTTGATGAATTAGCGGATAAAGGCGATCGCGAATTACTTGCTGTGTTAGTTAAAGGTTGGAAAGAAATCTTAGATGTTGATGAACATCCTCTTACGTTTAGTAAAGAGCATCTTGATGCGTTATTACAGTTGCCTTATGTGCGAGCAAGCATTTTAAGAGCTTATATGCAGGCAATGTCTGGCGCACCTGCAAAAAACTAATTGATGCTGCTCAAGGATGGGCAGCACCTAACTTGGTGAGTGAGCAAACGCTAAAGGAAATGGCACTAAACGATGCTCCTCAACACATTATTGATGAACTTAAACAAGACCAGGTAATTGAAATATTGCCTATGAATTGGGAAACCGTACTTTGGTTTAATGATGTTAGCGATTTAATGCGTTTTAAGCCAAACGGTGCTTGCTTAGGGTTAGATTTACAGCAAGTTAAAATTGAAAGTGATATGAGTCAGCGTAACTTTACCCAAGAGCAGTTCAAGGGATTACGTTTAATGAGTAAAGCTGCTGCTCAAGTAATTAATAAGGTTTAATCATGAGCGAATATAAGCTTGGTATTGTATTTGACGCTAAAACAGGTCAGTTCAGAACAAATGTTAAACAAAGCAGAAAATCACTTACTAACTTTAATAAAAGCGCCAAAGAAACCTCAGTAGTCGCTGGTAAAATGGGGCAAACTATCGCTCGTGCTGGTACTGCTCTGGCTGGTGTCTTCGGTGCAAGTGCTTTAGTAAAAGGCGTTTCTAGCACAACACGTGAATTCCAAATATTAAAATCAACGCTCCATACAGCTACAGGCAGTGTTGAAAATGCTAATATTGCTTTTGCAGAGCTACAAAAATTTGCAGCAAGTACTCCGTTTTCAGTTAAAGAAGCAACGTCCGCTTTTATCAAATTACAAAACCTTGGTTTAACTCCCAGCAAAGCAGCACTTGAAAGCTACGGTAATACTGCGAGCGCCATGGGCAAAAGTCTTGACCAACTTATTGAAGCCGTTGCTGATGCGAGTGTTGCAGAATTTGAACGATTAAAAGAATTTGGCATTAAAGCCAAAAACCAAGGTGACACAATTGCTTTCACCTTCAGGGGAATTAAAACAGAAGTTAGTAATAATGCCCAAGCTATTGAAGGATATTTACAAAATTTAGGTAAAAATGAGTTTGGCGGCGCTATGGAGCGTCAAGCTCAAACCTTTGATGGCGCATTGTCTAACATGGGAGATAGTTGGGATAATCTCAAGTTAACTATCAGTGAAGCTGGTGTTGGTGATGCGATGGAAGATGCTGTTAGAGGAGCTACTGATATCCTTGATGAATTAACTGCGCGTATTACAAGTGGCCGACTTGCTGCCGAGTTTGGCGCAATTAGTACCATGTATTCTGATGTTTTAAATGAAATGATTGTCAACGGTAATAACTATTCCAAGGCCAATGCAGAGCAGTTTTCGTTAATCGGTAAATATGCTCAAAAAACGATTGATTTCATTTCCGATACTATCGCTTATTTCCCTGTCAATATTCATGCATTAATAAAGATAGGCGTAGCCGAAATAGATAACTTGATTCGTGAAGCTAAGATTAAATATTTAAATTTTAGACTTTGGTTTAATGAGTTTACTGGAGATGATGAAGAGGCAGGTTTATTTCGTGCTCAACTTAAAGATTTAACTGCGCTCGATAAACGCATGGACGACTTTAAGAGCAACTATGTTTCTAATGTGCTTGCCGAACGTGATGCAGCTATTCAAAGCTTTGAAGAGCAAATAGCAGCTGCACAAAAGCTTGGTGAAGTGAAAGCCGGTATAACATCATCAATACCTACTACTCCTACTTTACCTTCAGCAGGTTCAGTGAATCAAAGCGATGAACAAACAGATCCCTTAGCAAAATTTAAACTATCACCAGATAAAGTCGAAGAACAAAAAGGTTATTGGGATCAACTTGCTGAACACATGAGAACAACCTCTGATGACTTTGACACCATGTGGGGCAATACATTTGATCGCTTTGCTCAAGGCATTGGTGATGCTACTGCAACATCTATTATGGAAGGTGAAAACTTTGGTGATGCGATGAAGAATATCGGCAAGTCGGTCATTAAAGAAGTTATTTCAGGTCTGGTTCAAATTGGTGTAAAAAAATTAGCTCTATTTGCTATTGAAAAGACAATTAATAAAGGAAGTGCCGCTGGTGCGGCTGGTGTTATGACCGCTAATGCTGGCGCTACATCAATGCAAGCAGGCTTGGCCGCTTTCGCCTCAACTGCAGCAATTCCAATAGTGGGGCCTGCTTTAGCCCCAGGCGCAATGACCGCTGCTTTGGCAATTACAAGCCCAATGGTTGGCGCTATTGCTGCCGCTTCAGGTTCAATGGTTGGTATGGCACATGATGGTATTGATGAAGTACCAAGAGAAGGTACTTGGCTTTTAGATAAAGGTGAGCGAGTTGTTGATAACCGCACTAACCAAGACCTAAAACAAGCCCTAAAAAATGGCGGTATGAGTGGCGCTAAAATCACTGTTAACCTCATTGAAGATGCCGCCCGTGCTGGTCAAGTTTCTCAAGGCAAAGGATTAAACAATGAAGATGTGATCCGCATCTTTGTAGCCAATGTGCGAGAAGGTGGCGATAGCGCCGATGCTTTAGAGCTAACCTACGGCTTACAAAGAACGGGAACTTAAATGACTAGTGCAACTTTATTAAAATTTCCCGCTAATTTACCTGCACCGCTTTTATCTGGCTACGGTTTAAAGCAGCAATCAAACCTATTGCGTACAAAAATGGACTCTGGTCATGCCCGGGTTCGTCGTCGTTTTAAATCTGTACCCACCATCATGAGCGCCAGTTGGTCATTAAAAAAAGATGAAGCTGCTGCATTTGAAGGGTTTATTGAGCATGCATTACAAGGTGGTGCTTCGTGGTTCTTGATGGATATTTTAACCCCACTAGGCATGGTTGAACATGAAGTACGTTTCATCAATTCCCCGCTAGAAGACTACAAACCACTTAGTGCCATTTGGTGGGAGTACTCCGCACAAATTGAAATTAAACAACGGGAAATTATTAGTGAAGAAAAAACCGCAGAGGCAGTACTTGCCCCGAACACAACAACCCAATTCATTGACGGCATAAGTGATGCTGTCGAAAGTTACCAGGAGTAAACATGGCTGAATCTACCTTTTTTCAATTATTAACTAATCTTCAAACCAGTATTGATGCACTAGACAGTATATTAACTGGTAATGATGACGAAATAGTCAGTGTTAATGGCGTTAATAAAGACACTATATCTAAGGCAATTAAAGATAACTTTTCCGCTATTCAAGCAATAGTTCAAGGCCGGATAGCTTTTGAGACTAAAGCACTAATGGATGCGGCGGGAGCTCCACCGTCGGGAGAGTTGGCCGAGGTATGGAATGATAGTGATGATAGTAAGAACGGCTTGTATGGTCATAATGGATCGGTTTGGTCTAAGTCCAAATATGACTATATTGAAGCATTAAATACGATTAAAGATTCTATCTCAGAAAGTGTATTGCCATTTTTTCAAACAATGATTAGTGACACTTCGACACCTGCTTTTAGTCGTGGCAACTATAATCAAGCAGGAAGTAATGGTGTACCCACTATTTTTGGTTGGCGTTCAGCATTCAAACATAATGGCGAGCCATTTAATGCTGTTCAATTATACATTCATAGCGGTGTTAGCAATCGCGTTGCTGTGGTTATTGAGTCCGAAAATCATACTGTGTTAGCAAGGGGTGTTATTAATATTGATTCTGCAGCGGGTGTTCGCTTAGTAGCATTAGATAAAATGGTTCGTACTTTGGATGATGGTTCGGTTGGTTTTATTCGCTATCACTCAGTGGACTTAGCTACTACAATCAACTATCCCGCTGGTGGTGAGTATGAAGCTTCAGATGTTGACCCTCAGACTTACCCTGACGCATATATTGCTGCAGCGGGTAACTGGGTGAACGCTTCACCAGTTAACGCCTATCGCATCAACTTTCGAGCTTTAAATTTAACGTCTTCTTCAAAAGGCATGAATATTCCTGCCGCACTTACCGATATCAAGTCGAAAGTAAATTTGGCTGATTGGGCTGACTCTAAGCTACGGCAGTATGGGGGAGATCCTTTAGATGAAGGTTTTAGTTCTAGTTATAGCCGTATAGGTGTTGGCACACAAATGCCTGTGTTAACTGAAGACATACAGTTTAACCATGTTAAGGTGTTTGGTGGCATATCAATACCTGGCGATGTTATTTTTAGGGTCTATATTACTGATTCGAGCATTGATGGTACTCATACCCCTAACAATCAACAGTTGCTTGCTGACGTTGTAGTAAAAGGTTGGGATTCAGAAATTATTGCTAGAGAAATTGATTTTGATGAATTGATTACCATTCCAGCAAATAAAAAAGCTTATTTTTTATGGACATCAGCTAATGAATCAGGGGATTCGCTTATTGCTCGCTGGACTTCTGATAATGGTGGTGGAAATTATCCACTAATGGGGATCCGTTTATCTGTACCAGAAGATAAGTATGGCACAGAAGCTTTTGATATGGACTGGGGAGAAGGCAATTCAAGCTACTTATCAGTTCCTCCTATTCTTGAAGTTGTACCAAAGCGTGCAAAAAAGGCAATTAATAATCAATCAAAATTAACACCTCTGTTAACTGTTCCTAGCGTAATTACTGCGGTTGTGGGTACTGAGTTGAATATTTATTATGATGGAATTTTGCATGGTGTAAGCAATGGTACGCAAGGTTTAGATGGTATTGATGTACAAATTACAGGGGCGGTTGGAAAAGCTTTAGAGCGCGAATTTAGAATAAAAGCTACCTCTGAAAAAATTGGCAGTCACGTTATGACTATCAAGGTCTTCGATGGTGTTGGTGAGCTTGTTTTAACACAAACTTTCATTTTAAAGGTAATTGCAGCAACGTTACCTGACACAGTAAGGCATGTATGTCAGTTAGGCGATAGTTTGAGTAGCGCTGGACAGATTACAATTCCGTTAGCTGATAATTTTGTTTCGCTAGGTGGTACTACGCCAGTATTTGTCGGCAGCGTAGGTATAGAGCCAATTCAATTTGAAGCTTATGGCGGATGGAGATTTTCTAGTTTTGCATCATCCGGTGACATTCACTACAGGTTTCAAGTATCAGGTGTTGCCTCGGTTGGCATTGGCGATGAATATACTAATAATGGTTCAACCTTTACGGTAACTGAAATAAATACTACTTCGGGCGTAGGCAATATAAACACCACTAAAACAGGAGGTAATGAGCCTACGGCAAGTGGCACTTTAGCTAAAGCAAGTGGCTCTGGTGATTCGGTTATATCATTTAGTTCATCGAGCAAAGAGGCTGGTAACCCGCTTTGGAATCCAAACACAAATCAGTTAGATGTTGCTTACTACCGTGCAAATATAGGCATGGGCGCGGAAAAAATAGATATTATTACCATGCAGTTAGGTATTAATGACTCTGGCATTGGAGATAGCTTGAAAACTGATGCTGACCGGCTAGTAATAATCAATAATGCAAAAGCTATTATTGATGCGTTTGTTGCCGACAATGCCAATTGTAAAATAATTATTGCGTTACCATCTATAGGAGGTAATTCAAAAGATGGTTATGGGACAAATTACGGTGCCAATTACAGCAAACAAGCCTACGAAACGAATATATTTGCTTTGCGTGGCGCTTTACTATCCGCCTTTGATTATGGCGTTTACTCAGCGAACGTGACGATTGGCGCGTCAGGTTTATGTATTGATCGCTATTATGGGTATGGTTTTTCCTCTGCACCTGTCTCCGACAGAGTTCCAACGATTATTCAGCGACATAATAATGGGGTTCATCCGGCTACTGTAGGTTATGAGCAGATGGCAGATGCTTTCTTTCCTGAAGTTTTAGCATTAATAAATAATGTATAACCTATGAGTAACGTACTCCAAACCCTATACGCTTCAGCACCTGTGAATGACATCATCATTCACACGTTAGATATAAAGCATGGCGCATTTAATGTAGCTGATCATGCTCCTGGCACTATTCGTTTAGTACAGGGTTTTGATGATGTTACCGCAACGCTTGAAGACTCTACTATTGCCAATTTTAAGAAGTCTGGTTTTGGGGTGTCATTACCGCAAAAGAGCGTACGTGGCCGTCAAGACTTAAACTTTTCAATTGACAATGTATCAGGCGAAGCCCTTAACGCCATTGGTGATGCTATTGAAGCGGGTGGTAAAATCATTGTTATTTATCGCGCCTATGCGGGCAGTGATTTAAGCGCACCAGGGCAACCACCTGTGGTGATGACGGCCACTGCAGTAAAAGCTGATTTTTCCTCGGTGAGTATCAGTGCAAGCTTTCATGATTTAGTAAACAAAGCATGGCCATATCGTCGTTATACACCAAGCTTTGCTCCGGGGCTTAAATATTATGGGTAACGCTATTTCTTTGGCTAATTGGTCGGATAGTTATTTAACCGTACCCTATGTAGATGGTGGCCGTGACGTTGCTACAGGCTTGGATTGTTGGGGCTTAGTTCGTGATGTTTTGCACCAACATTTCAACTTACCTTTGTTAAATGACTTTGGCAGCATTCACGCAGATGATAAGTCAAATATGACCAACGCATACCACAAAACTAAATCAAATTTTGTTGAGTGCCAACCCAAAGCGGGTGCCATTATTGCAGGCTTTAAAGGAGAGTTATTAATTCATGTGGGCGTGGTGGTTGAAACCAATGGCTTGTACGTTCTTCATACCAGTAAACGCCACGGCATGAGTAAGTGCAGTGTTCGCCACTTCAATCGTTTATTTTCACAAGTGAAATATTATGCGTACAAATAAAACTAATAGCATATTAAAAAAGGCTAACCCTAAAATAAGGGTGTTTCCCAACAAGCTTGATAATGAGCTTTTTGAAAGTTATATCGGTAATGTTGGCCAAACACTTCATGAGTGGTTAGTAGCTAACGTGCCCGCTTATGTTGTGCAAGCTGTACCCTTATTTACTGCCACGTTAAACAACCAAGCTTTTGAGCAAGCACAATGGCAAAGTTACAAACTCAACAAAGGTGATGAATTAGCATTAACGGTTGAAGCAAAAGACCCTGTTACCGCGCTTTATGTGGTTATTGCGGTGGCCGCTGTGGGCGCAGCTGTGTATATGTCGAATCAAATTCCCGACAATTACAACAGCACCACGCCCGATGGTTCATCTATTTATGATGCTAACGTACAAGGCAACAGACCGCGTTTAATGGGTATCATTCCTGAGCTTGCTGGCCGACATAAAATATTTCCTGATCACTTAAATATGCCACGTCGTGAATACATCAATAATGAACAGTGGATTTATTTAATGATGTCTGTTGGCGCGGGTGAAATGGAAATTGATCCAGCAGAAATTTTTATCGGTGATACGCCTGTCTCAAATTACGCGGGGGATATTTTTTATAACATCTTTGCACCTGGTGCAGATGTTACTAGCCATGAAGCATATAGGAATGTTTACACTAGTGCAGAAGTGGGCGGCACGTCGGGCACTACAGGTATTGAATTAAAAGGTAGTGTTACCTCTGCGGGTAGCTCTAGTGGTGGTGGTTTACGCTGGGATTTTCTTAGTAATGTTATAACCACTTATCGTGTTAACACAGATGATTATGGCGAGCCAGATATTAGACAAGCCTCTTTCCCGTTCACAGTTGATGAAATTGTTACCGTAACGGGCACCACGTCAAACGATGGGAATTACCGCGTTGTTTCGGTTGATTACTCAAAAGGCACTATGCAAAAGGTTGACGGCCAAGGCCAAGATGATGGCACTTGGACAACGTTTACTAACGATTATGAAACAACAGCAAAGCTTGAAGTGCTTGCGGGTGGTGGTGACGGACAATACAACGGTGCTTTTTTTGCGTGTCCTAAAAATGAAACCACTGAAACACTTTGGCTTGACTTTAAATTACCGCAAGGCTTGGGAGAGTTAGACGACGACGGCAAATTTTTAAATAAAACGGTGAGTCTAAATATTCAATATCGTCATGAGGGTGATGTTAATTGGACGAATGTAGCTCATTCTTTTAGTGGTTCAACTAATGACGAAATAGCGCAAACATTAAAGATAGACTTACCTAGTGCCATTCGCCCCGAAGTACAAGTAAAGCGCACCACGGCCGCCGAAGATAACACAAGAATTTATGACAAAGTTGAATGGACAGCGCTTAAATCTGAATTAGCCAGTGCAACAAGTTACGCTGATATAACAGCAATAGCGGTAAAGGTGCGAGGCACTAATGCCTTGTCAAAATCAGCTGAAAACAAATTCAATGTTATTGCTACAAGAAAACTACCCGTTTATGAGAACGACGCATGGACAGCTCCAAAAGCGACCACTGATATCGCCCCATTTTTTGCCCATATTATTAAAGACGTTGGTCACAGTGATGAACAAATAGGATTAACTGAATTGTCACGCTTACACGGTGTTTGGCAAGGCCGCAATGATAAATTTAATGCGGTATTTGATAATGACAGCACATTGTTTGAAGCCCTTAAAAGGGTTTTAGCGTCTGGTTTTGCCGAGCCAACATTAGATTATGGTCAAATTATTCCTGTACGTGATGAACCGCGCACAGGCTTTGATTACATGTATCAGCCTGAGAATATGAAAGCACCACTTAAGCGTGATATTAAGCTTTTTGATCCAGACGAACCAGACGGTGTGGAAATAGAATATTTTAGCGATATTACATGGAAACCTGAAACCGTGCTTTGTTTATTGGGTGATGAATTAGGTATTAAGCCTAAAAAGATTCGTGCCTTTGGTATCACCAAAAAAAACCACGCATGGCAATACGGTATGCGCAAACGTAGAGAAATACGCTATCGCAGAACCAAATACAATTTCTCAACGGAAATGGATGCACTCAACAGTAGTTATTTGAGCTATGACGCATTAGCCGACGATATACCTGGCTATTCACAAACAGGTAAAGTCATTGCGGTTAACGGTAGAGAGCTGACCTTAAGTGAGCCACTTGACTGGGATGCAGGCACACACTTTATTTCATTGAGAAAACCAAACGGCACGCTTTCGGGGCCATATACCTGTACTGCCGGAAATACTGACTATAGCGTGTTATTAACATCAGATTTAGATTTTATGCCTGACTGCTCAGGCAAGATGGAATTAGCGCTATTTCAATTTGGTGTCGCTAGCCGATGGTGCTTACCCGCATTAATCAAAGATATTAAGCCAAGCGGCACAGATAAAGTCAGTGTAACAGCGGTTAATTATGATGAACGGGTTTATGCTGATGATGATAATTTTCCACCTGCTTGAATTATGCCTTACTAGATAAATTGTTTAAATTTTCAGTTACAATAATATTTTTAAAAATATTTAAATGGAGTTTTAATGAAAAATACACTATTAATCTTTGCACTGTTCTTTCTACAGTCTTGTGCAACAGTCGGTATGGTACCCGATGATGTATCAAAAATTGATTTTGACGCAGAGGAAGGGAAAACTGGTTGGTCTGAATATCAACAGGTTGAGACTTTTCATGGGTACAATGCAGAACAAATATATAGTGCAGCTAAAATAGGTTTAGGTAGTAGTGGCTTCTCTCTAAGGAAAGCTAATAAATCTAAAGGCGTTGTTATTGGCGAGCATGGAGTAACACTACATGATTGGAATGTTATTGCAGCTGTGTACTTTTCTGAATTTGGCGAATCGACTAAGGTAAAGGTAATTGTTGAGGGTTCAAAGGATATAGGCTTAAGTGGTGATGTAACATCAGACGGATGGACAGGGAAGATCCTCAAAGGTATGAGGCAGCATTTGAATGATACCTATCAATCAATATTAAAAGTTAACAAGTCGGACATAAAGTAA